GTTCCACAGTTCGCGATTGTGCTCACTTACAGGATCTTTTTGTCCAATAGTAGTTAGGGAATTTTCAATATACCAACCACCAGGACCCTGGAAAGCGTGGGTATAAAGTTTTGCCCAGGGAAGTTCTTCTCCCTCAGGTGCGGGGAGGAAACGAATAACAGCATAACCGTTTCCTGTTTTATCCATTTCTGGTTTCCACAGACGCTCATCAGCGCCTCCAGAAGTTGTGCTCATCTTCTCAACTTCTTTTACCAGTTTTTGAGTCAGAGAACCAAGTTTGGATTGTTTTTTTAGATCTGAAAAGGACATTAAGTTACCTCGGATTTAGTTGGATTTGGCTTTTGTGTACCCCGATATTCTACAGGTCGGAACCTGCTTTGTCAATCTGGTTTCTCATGGAATCAAGCAACTTGGACATACTACCGAAAATGGTGTTCATATCAGTGTTTGGTGGCATACCCATCATCACAGCAGATTCCATAATTCGGTTCTTCATTACCTTCGCTTCTGGATCATCAGACAAACTCAATCGTGTATACAGAACCATCTGCTTGTCGAGAAGTTTTTGTAGAACATCTACATGACGAACTTTTTGTTCTTTGCTCATAGAAGGAAATTTAAAAACATTCTCATAAATTTCTTCTTGGAGTTCGGATATTTCAGTCATCTCTGCTCTGACGACTTCTGAATCAAAAAAACTCATTTTTCTCCCACAACTACTTCTTTTAATATTTTTTTGTATCGGAATACATCTGTATTTAGAAAGGGTGAGTATTTTTTCATCCTCATTGATGTGAACTCCCAGATAGGATCTTTCAGTTTTACGTCAAAATCTTTCTTGTATGCAAGAATCCTATCAAGAATTAACATTGTCTCTATGGAGACTGTACCTTCTAAATGAAGTTTAAGAATCTTCGGGTGCCTATTTCCATCAATCTTAAACATATCATCAAAATTTTTTGAGGAAAAAATAGATCCAACCTCTTCTTTAAACAAGTAAGAAAGAGATTGGATCCTACGCTGCCATTCTGTATAACGTAATTCACCTTCTTTGATAATTTCTCCAATCCATAATGATTGGGGATCATTGCAAGAGACGAAATTGGCAACAAAAAACTTTTCTATTTCATCATCAGTTTTGTTTCTTGCGATTTTTTCAAACCAAAAACGATCTTTACGATTGTAGAAAGTTTTTATAGTTGCTCTGCTTTTACCACAGTACTTATGGTAGTCATAACTGTTCTTGGTGAAGTGATTTTTAATCGCAAGATATACTTTATAAGCGTCAAAGGGCATCATTTAAAAAGTAATAAGAGTAAATTTTTGCCGGGAAAATTTCCCTACCAAAAATGAATTAAAAAAGCAATTTTGCCCGAGAACTTTTCTTCAGGAAGTTTAATTCCATTGCTTCACACTTGATCTTCTCTTTCAATGGTTTTGAAAGAAGCTTGGGTACGGATTCAACGTCAATATTGTTTCGTTCACAAAAGTAAACTATGGCATCAATGTACCCCATTTCTGGATTTGTTTGAACTATTTTTTCTACTTCTTGGGCGAACCTAGAAGGACAAAAAAACTTTGACTTGAGAACTTCTTCTAATTCATTCTTCATTTCTAATTGAACTATTGGTGACAAATTCTTTTATATAACGAACTAGTAATTTAATATAGTCGTTTTTGTTCCTTTTGTCAAATACCTGCACTTCACCACCTGGAGTGACCATGATGGTGATCAATTTGGTAATAGGGATTTGAGTCATTTCATAATATGCTGATGCGTAAAACATCTCCTGGACGAAATAATTCTCAATCCACTTTTCTGGTTTAATTTTTTCTGATGTTTTAAAGTCAATTACTGCGAGTTCACCCTCGTACTCTGCGATACAATCTACTCTTCCCGCTAATCCAAAGTATTCGGAATATAAAGTTCTTTCAATTGCATGAATATTATTTATCTTGTCAAGTTCATTTTTAGCGTGATAAAACATAAACTTTGTTAAGGGTTGGTAATTATTCCAATTTACCTCCTTATTTTCAAGATAATCTTGACACACTTCGTGAAAGTCTGTTCCTCTTGTTGTTGCTTTTTTGGTGATTCTATTTGCTTCCTCAATTCCAACACGCTTCCGCCAATCAATAAAGATTTGGCGATTATAAAATGATGTGACTGAAGTGATAGAAGGCACCCACTCGCCATTTGGTAGATGGTACAAGCGGATGCCGTTTGCTTCTTTCTTTTCTAATTCAATGTCACCTAGAAAATTACAATGATTAAAAGACATATTATGGATTGAGTTGTGTTTTAGCAATAATGTATTCTTTGACTAGTCCTGAACGAACAATATCCTCTACTCCAAATTCAATTACATCAAACGATGGCATAATACGAAGAATTCTCATAAAGTCAATGATTCCATTCTTTTCGTTCGTCTTGATAAGATCTGATTGAGTGGCATCACCACAGAACATAATCTTACTATTCTCACCTACACGAGTGATAATAGAATCTAGTTCGTGGAAGTTTAGATTCTGGAATTCATCTACGATAATGATAGCATTATCCAGAGTAGTTCCCCGAATAAAAGAAGTACTCCAAAAACTAATCGTGCCTTGAGTTTTAAGGTTTCCATAGAGCATTTCAAATGACGCATCGTCTGGCATTTGGAACATATACTTTACCATATTCTTATATGGAATCTGGTAAAGAGATGATTTATCTTCGTGATCTCCTGGAAGGAATCCAATCTCACGAGTGGCAACAAGGGATCTTACAATGTAAATCTTTTCGTAAGGACTGCGTTCATCCAGAACATCTTTCAGAGCATTGTAGAGTGTGATAAAAGTTTTACCTGTACCAGCAGCTCCATATGCAACTAAATGTTTTCCATCATCATAAGAACTAAACAGTTTTTCTTGATTATCTGTTAATGGATCAATGTCTAAAAGAAGTTCCGAACTAATCGGTTTTTTTCTTTTCATTTGTTTAGCAGTCATTCCGACACCAATTGGTTGATCTGCAGTTCTTCTTTTTCTTGCCATATGAAATTAAATTGGGTTTACTTTTGATCCTGGTACTTTTGATGCTTTGTGAAGAACATCATTCCACCCTGGGTGAGATTTTTTGAGGCGATCATAGACCTCACCAAGTTCTCCAGCACTGGGGCAAGTAGATGGATCGCTCCAGTCCCTTGTCCAGTCTGGATTTTCTTCCTTCCATTGGTCCCATTCAGTAACAGACATTGTTACTTCTTTTTGTTCACCAGTGAGTTTATTCACTACGGGATATGTTGCCAAAATTTAACCTCCATTTTATATGAGAGTATTTATTCAATAGTGATGGAAGGAGCATCAACACACTCTGGACATTCTTCACGAGTCCACCCCATAGCAGCAGAGACTGCAGGGAACTGGCAAGTAAAAATACAACGAATTGCCTCTGCGATTTCCATATGTTCTTTCTGAGTTCCATGAGCAGATCGCAAATCAATGTAATGAATCCAAGAACGCACAGAACCAGTCATATAGAGGCGTGTGGGCGTTGCTAGAGGCAATACAAACCTAGCGCACTCTTTTGCCACTCCCTTGTCCAGAAGGCGGTTATAGAGGCGTAGACCTTGCTCAAAATGAACTCTAATGTCTTCTAGCAGAGTCAACTTCAAATAGTCTGGAAGATCATCAATACTGTTCTGGCGGTTCTTTGTATCTTGCCTACGAAGTTCTGGAAGAGGAATAGTCTTATTCAGAAGATTCGTATCGGCATATCGTTGCGAAAATTCTTGATATGTAAATGAACGGTGGCGCAAAATTTGAGCAGCAATGCCACGAGTCGTATTGATCTCTACGCTCATTGTTGCTTGCTCAAAGATACTCCAGTGTTGATGTTCAATACAATACTTGAGCAGTCCAGAGAACTTTTCATTCTCCTGATTTGCAGGATTACTTACGCGAGCACAATATGCCATGTGCTTTTCTGCATCAGGAGTAACACTAATGAGTTTTACTTCTGGTTTCATAAACTCGAATTCAGTCGGCATCATCGTCATAAAATACTTCGTCGTAATCGGATAGATAAGGTGCAATTTCTTCGTATCGGGGTTGAGTGTTACTGGATGAATAAATCTCAGACTTTAAACACTCAACCAGGGATTCAAGATTTTTTACAATAAGTTTTAGTTTTTCTTCGTCCATTTACACAAATCCCAACATAGTAATTATAGACAAAAAAAAGAGAGGTGTCAACCTCTCTCTAAAAAATATTTACTTACTCAAGAGTAAAATTTCCAAATAGATTAAGAAAATGAATGCTGTTGATGCACCAGTAATTGCAGCAATTGTGGCAATCATTTTCCTGCTCCAACATTGACAAGTTGTGCTTGATAACGTCTTTCTTCTTTTTGCTTCTGCTCTTTAATGAGCTGAAGGAAGTTGAGTTTTTTAATCACTTATGCCCCTCCTTTACAAACTTGACGCCACGATAGACTTCATTTTGTTGTTGGGGTTGTTGCATCATTTGCTGTTGATACTCAAGACGCTTTTGAGTATCATACTCTACACCACGATAAACT